TACGTTCCTGAGGCAACGCTTCTTCGTATTCCTGCTCTGTGACGGCAGCAAAAGCACTTCTGTCTACGACATCTATCATGTCGATAACTCTCATCACGCCTGTTGTGAGTTCGTCTAAAACGCTTAAGTCTTTTCCTATTGTAGCTACTGGCTGCTGCGTTATTCCTGATGTTCCTGTTTGCAGATCTTGCCTAGCTGGATCAAACCCCGCTTGTATCTCATTCGCTTTTCGTTGAATGACATCCAAGATTCTGTTGTGCATTTCATAGGCTTGACGTCTTTCTTCCGTAGGTAAAGCGTCGTTATTGTAAAGAAGATTGAGATATTTTAAAGAGCGAACAGCGTGCGTCGCAAACAAAGATTTTTCAGTTTTGAGTACGTATAATGCCGATGGATATTTCTCTAAAAAGTTTTCAGAGTCAGTATCTTTTAGCATTTTAGACAGCCTCAAGAAGATAGGCTTAGCTTGTTGAGACTCGAGTGCTTCATACGTAAGATTTGCTTGAGTAAAAATCTTTTCTCTTACGTCTCTCGTTGAAGTCAGAAAGTTTTTACCAAGTACCTGATTCGGTTCAGCTTTAGCTGCTGCGATTGCTACAGGGTCACGCAGTCTTTCTTCCAGAGTAGGAAGCTTTTTATATTCAGGCGAAGGAACCTCGCCAAGAGTTAGGCCAGGTACTTCCGTTACATCTCCTGCTGTGCCGGGTGTTGTTGTTCCTAGAGTAGATGGCTCTTTAAGTTCCGGATCGTATTCAAACTTGTGGTATTCGTCGTCTGTGGAAAGATACTCAAAATCATAGTCATCTTCGAGTTCAGGGTCATATTCAAACTCGAGGTAGTCGTCAGCAGGTGTACCCATTTTACTGCTCTGATTTAGTAGGTCTTAATGCTAGCGTTGAGTAAAGGTTCAAAAACTCATCAATAGTTTGATTGTAAGGCAAATTCATGCTGACTCCTGGCAAACCTATTAATGATAAAAAGTCTCCAGCTTTTTGTGATCCAAAGTTTTTTGCTGCTGGGTCTTTAGAGTTTTCGGCAGCACTATTTGCTATTTGTACTGCTTGATAGACTTTACGAGCAAGAGCTCTATAAAAGCTTTTCTTGTCGGCTTCTTCTGCTAGTTGATCTGGGTCATGAATCTTAAAATGATAAAGGTTTCCAGCATTATCTATAGGCAGGTTAAAACCTAGCCTTCTGTTTTCCTTGAGTGAAGTTTGAGTGCCAAGATCTTTAGCGACTGATCGCCCGTAATCAAGAGGTCGAGCACTGCTTGCAACTAATACTGCTTCAAATGCTTTGTTTTTTAAGTGCTTACTGGAGACAGTTTGAGTACCCATAACATTAATCAATTTGTCTGTTCTTTCGCTTTTGTCCTTCAACAACATTGCAGCCTTAAGCTTTCCAATGTAATCGAGGGAACCTCTTATTCGTCTTGCTGCTCTACTCAATAGATCTCTATCGGTTTTAGCTGCTGCTTTTTCTGTTCTTGCAGCTTCCATTGCTTTAATTCTTTGTCTTTCTCGCAGATCTCTACGTCTTCCTTCTTCATCCCTATAGTCGAGCAATTTTTTTATCTTAGGCCGCAGTATTTTTTCTTGCAGGTCTTCCCATTGGGGACGGCTCATGTTCTGAAGATCTTCAAGACTAAAACTGCCAGCCAAAGCTTTTGCAATATCGTCAATGTCCCTCGTTAGCTCACTGCTTTTAATAAAAACCTCCTTGCGTTTCCCTTGCTCGTCTACTCCATACGCAGCCTGTTCAGTTGTCACCATGTTTGCGATATACCCAGTCAAAGCCTTTTCTAGTTGCTTCTGTTGGCTTTGTCTGCGTTTAGTTTTTCGCTCTTCTGCTTTTGCAGCGGCGTCTTCTTTTGCCAAACGCTGGCGAAGATCACGGCCTTCTTTGTCTAAATCAAATTTATATTTAGCTAGGGCTTTTTGCTCAGCCAGCCTGCTGCGCTCTTGTTGCTGCATGAATGCGCGTTCACGCTCACGCTGTATTCCTTGCCCTACAATATCACCAAAACGAGCAGCACCTTTACCAATAGCTTCGCCAATGCGAGCACCTGTGTTTGGCTTTGCATAGTAATCAATTACGTTTCCGCTAAGTAAATCTACTGGTAGGGTCATTGTTTTCTCCTTTAGCTAAGAGGCTGTAACTCAAAGTCCATAAAAGAATTGTAGTTCTGAGGAGTAACCATTGCTGTGCTAGCCGCTCCTCCAACTGTTCCGGCGATAGCTCCGCCTATCGGTCCAGCAAGAGCAGATCCCGCTACAGTAAACGCTCCCTGTATAAGGCCAGGCGCTATGCTTTCCCAGAATCCAGGCTGCTGTGCTTTTTGTAGCCTCATATTTAACAGTGCGTTTTGTTGAGCCAAATATGCTTGCCTGTTTTGCGCTTCACGCTGTCTTGCTAGAGCAAACTCTCTGTCTTCACGGTTTACCGCTAGTCCAAATTGCTGGCTTGCTATGTTTATTTCGTCTTGTACTTGCTGCATTTCAGCGGCTAGTGACATTTTTTGCGCTTCAAGTTCAGCTTGAGATCGTATGATGGCTCCTTGCAGGGCAGACCGAAGCTGTAGTTGAGACGCGGTAGACAGGCTTGCCTCTACTGGCTGGATAGATGCTCGAGATAAAGCAAGACGAGCAGCTTGAGCTGTAGCAGTTCTTTGTTCTTTTGCAGCCACCTCTCCAGCTCTTCGCTGTAGTTCTGCGCCTTGTTCTCGAGCAAGATCTGTACGTCGCGCACTAGCTGCTCGCATTGCTGCAAGGCTTCTTGATTGTTGATCTCTTGCTTGTGCGCTTGCGGCTTGCTCCCGCTGCATTTGCTCTCGCTCTCGTTTTTCTTGTTCATACTCGGCATCATAAATATCCTGTTGAGCCGCAGCTTCTCTAGCTGTAAGTCGTTTCCCTTCAGCGTTACGAAAAACAGGTTCTCGAGTTATGCCTGAGACGTTTCCAAATCTTTCAAGAAATGTTTTTTTACGTCGGCCGGTTGTGACTTTTTTTCTTTCTGGCTCGCTATCTTCTACGTCTCCGCCAAGTTGATATCCGGGTTCCATATCTTCAGTAACTGTTCCGCCATCACTAAAGTCTGTTCGTCCTTCAACAGGCCTGTCTCCTGGTCTTCGGCCAAGTTTGATATCCTCAATGATTCCATCAATAGCCTTGCTCAGTTCGGCTCCCTTGGCTTTTTTGATCTGCTGCGTATGAGCTTTATCAATAACAAACTCACCAGGTTGCAGCCAAGCTGGCACTGTATCTACGTCTCCGCCTTTCGCCATAAACCTTTCTGGTGATCGATTCAGACTTGTAGGAGCTATTCTTTCTCTGACTTGCCTGCTTAAGGGACGCATTTGGTTTATTAGATTTTGTCGCTTTAGCGGATCTCCAAGCTGCTCTGTTTCCGGAAAACCAACATACTCAACCTCAGGTCTGTCTGTGTTTGAGCTAAACGCATTTGGGTCACCCATGATTTGATTGCCTACAGTGTAGAAAGGCCTGCGATCAAAAGACACACGAACCGCACTAGGCATACCTCCGACAAACTGAGTGCGCTGCATTCTTGGAGCCTCCCGTGGTTTACGTACCATGCCTGTTCGCCGCACCATTGTCCCAGGAGCTATTGCGCTTGTTCCAGGCCTTGGTCCGCTTGGTCTTTGTGTTAAGGTTGGATTTGACCGAGGCGAGTATCCTGAACGCATACCAACTGTTTGCTCACCTCTTGACGCAGGGTTTATAATTGCAGCGCTTGGCGATAGCTGATCAGCAAGACCTCTCGGCCTATTTAGTTGATGCGTCATTATTGGGTTCTTTGAGCGCAATCCAGTGGTTGGAACCCTTGGCCGCATGTCCTTGAGCATTTTATTACCATTAGCCATAACTAACTCCCTATCGACCAGCGTTCATAGAGCACCACTGATACGCCTCTAGCAGTAGGTACTCCAGACCCTGAAGACCCAAGCTTTACAGATATTACATCGCCATCAGCTATCGCTAACAACGGATTAGAAAAAGGATTGTTTGCATGAAGGCGATAGTTAGCATCCGACTGGTCTAACGCAATGCGTTGCCCTATCAAGCTGCTGTTTAGATAGATTCCAATCTGCGCTGTATCTCCGCTTCCGGCTGCTGAAGCGCTAAGGACGTAGACGCTAATCGCCATTAGGTGTCCTTGATATCCGGACTGAGCTACAATCTCTTGTTTAGTTATTGTGGTTTCAGTGACAGGAACGTAGAACTCGGTAGTGTTTACGACGCCACTGCTGTTTGCAAGCATTTCCCCGCTCTGATGAGTGCTACCTGAAAAAGGAAGCACTTCAATACTGGTTTTTGCTAAATAAAATCTGTCTGCTATTTTTTCAGCAGGTATATTGGCAGACGTTGATATGTGCTCAGTCTTGATTCCGCCGTTCAAAATATTTGATACGTCATCAAAATTAGCATTGAGATCGTCCGCAGTAAGCGTGTCGCCCGAGCTCCAGTATTTGGTGAATATGTTAGTCATCAGTAAAACTCCCAAAAACACGTATGCCTACGCGTGATCTACCTACAACACAAGGTGTAGCTGGAATCGTTGCGTCGCCTACTATCGTCAAAGTATCAGGAAATGCCGTCCCTGCGCTAGCAGTTCCGTTGGTTAGAAATGCGCCACGAAAACTCTTAGAGGCGTCTATTGATCCGGGTGTTGGGTTAGCGCAAAACACTCTGCCTTCTCCGTTGCTTACGGTCCATGCCGCATAATATAAGGCGTTGGCTGTAGATAGCAGCGGGGTTCGTGTGTAGTTGACGTCAAGCCTGCGATGGTCAGCTCCATCTGCATTGAACCATTGCTGAGACAAAACCTTTTGCAGTATAGGGTTCTTTCTTGATCTTGGATTGTCGGTATCCACCCGTGAAAAATCATTAAGAGCATAGAGGCAAAGCCCTATATCTGTATTGTTTCCGAGAGTAGAGCTGCATATCATAGACAATCTGCGTAGCGCGATCTGACCAGAAAACTTGAAGGGAGTTGCAAAGATTTTTTCTGCATTTGGCCCCGTGTGTGTTTGGCGCATATCCGTAGAGCTATTGTCCTGAGCAATGCAGGGCATTGTTTCTATTTCGTGGACATCGCTTACGCTGGTTTTTTTTGTCTCCTCCTCGAGGTTTCGTAACCTTCGAGCTAGTTCAGCGACTCCATCTATCCATCCCCATTGAATCATCGTGCCCCCAAGTCACGCGCAGTAATATACATCCTGCGTAGTCGCCACGGATTTGATCCGCCAATCTGAACCTGAAAGTCTTTGCCTTTTGCCTGGATACTACTGTTGACCGTAGCAAACCTGTTGTCGGCAAGGACTCCGGTTGTTGAGTTATCAAGAACTAGACTGCCTAGCTTATTGAGCCCTTCATCTGCATTGAGGCTAATTGTTCTTTCCGGGGTGTCTCGCTTATCAACAAAGAACTTAAGCTCAGGATTGTTTGCGCCGTTGCCAATGACTGTTTGTATTTTTGTGTAGGCTGCTTCTTTGTGTCCGAAAATATTCATAGGCACAGATCGAGCATAACTTGTGATTGCTTTGCCGTCGTCAGTTGCAGAGTCGCTAAGAGTCATAACGTGACCGTCATCTGTTCCGATCAGCAAACGCTCGTCGCCGTTTTCATCATAGTCTTTTGCTAAAAACGATGCACCATAAGGAGCATCCCACAGCCAGAATCTGTCTCGAGTATAGTCCCAAATAAAGATCTTATCGTTTTTATTGCTGCCACCAGAAGCAATCGCCAGCATGTAATAGCCTTTGGTTTGCAGGTGTACTGACGAGCAGCGATCAAGACGTTTGATATTGACTCCTTCTTTGAATACTCGAGTCCAGTCATCCAGCACAGGTTCAAAGCTGGCTCCATTGAATGCGTATAATCCGTCAGTGTTTGGGCCAACTAGCGTGCTCTTGATTACTTGCACGCCGTAATGAGAAACAAACCCTGCGCCTGTATGCAGGATACGGCTGTCGAATTGATCTTCTCTGCCTAGGAACAAAAACTCCATGATTGAGCTGGCGGTCCAAAAGATCAAGCGGTTATTCATAGCTGCCGCGCCTTGGAGCTTACGCAATGAGTCATCGGCTATTGTCCGCAAAAACAAGCTCGGCCAAACATAAAACGCATTTTCCCCGGAAAACCTTATCTGTGATGGGTCGTTATTTATCCCAAGAATAAACAACCTACGCAGAAACGGGACGATAATACTTCCGATAATCGGAGAGTTCTCCAGAAAAGATGTCTCTGTTATTCCTTCGGCTTTAGCTTCCGCTCGAGACTCTTGATCTAGAAACAAAAAGTTTGCGTATCGTTCTGCATTCCAGTCTTTGTCTGTGTCTGTTTCTGGATACAACGTTCGAAGATGCTCGCCGTCGAACTGCAAGATAGGGCTCGTGTCATTAGACAGATAAAGCGCGTTAGTGTTTTTGTCGTAGGCAGCTGTCCAAAACTTACCGCCTTCAATAAGCCATCTTAGTCTTCGTGAAAGATAAAAGTGTACGCCCTGATTATCCACGACAGACTCGACAGGCGGAGCCCAGGGCCTGCCTTCCTGGACTGTAATGTCGTCATCGTCATTGGTCTGCACTTCATAATCGCGTTGGCTTTCTCGCATTTCAATGCGGCTGTGAGGCGCATATATTTGTATGTCCGACGATGCTGGTGCTCCCGTGCTAAAGTCGTCGAACACGTAAAAGATTACTTTGCCAGTGCCACTGTCGGTTGCTGTGTTTTTCCAGATCTGTCGCTCTTCGTTTGCGCCTGTGCCTGACGTTATGCGTAACAGATAATGCTCGTACTGGTTGGCAGAAACATTGTCGAGAGTTACAGAGATCTGATTTACAGTTGACCCTGCCCCATTGTTATCCACCTTTGCTGCGGCCAAGGATAAAACAGGACCACCTCTCCATTCTGTCTCTGCACTTGTGCCTGAGTAGTACCAGTCAGCAAGAGACAGATCTGTCCTCCGCATTGTAGTAAATGAAGAGCCTGGGGGATAAACACCTGTTGTGCCTTGAGCAGTATGGCTAGTAGGCATAGAAGCTGTAGACTCTGTCCACTGCGGGATTGTTACTTGGGCGTTTGTGCCACTGCCCTCGTTTTCTGTAAGATGTAAAATCTTTGTTGGCTCCTCAGGTGTTGTAGCCAACCCAACCATTGCGCCTTTTTCTGAGCCTCGCTTTGTTTCTCGATCAGAGCATACGATCAGCACGTTCTTCTTTTTTGTTCGCACCGGAAAAATGCCGTTGATTTTATTGAGCTCAAACGTTCTTACCCCTGGCTGAGTAATTGTAGTTGTCGCTGGTAAGCTTACTCCATTGCCGTTGCTGTCCCTTAAATGAAAGCCTATCCAGTAACGCGAAGAACCAAAAGACGTGCCCCCGTAAGCAGAGTTACTGTTTTTTGCCCAGCCGGTAAGATTGTCTCTGTGCCAAGTTATGCGGCCAGCTTTGCATAAAGACATAAAGTAATACTTGTCTCCATCTGCATTGAACTTACCTAGCCGCGTTGTGTCAGATGACAGCTCAAACGTTCCCCATGCTGAGCCGTTATAGTAAAGACCAGTGCCTATTACACCTCTGGTAGGAGTAGATGTATGCGAAACAATAGACAGATCAATCCCGTCAAACTTCTCATCACAACCAACCCATAGCACTTTATGGCTTGTGGTAAATGTGCCTGCTCTGTTTGTAAACGAAGCAAGAGTGTCTGACAGCAAGCCTGCTGTGCCAGCGTAAACTTGAGTAAGTCCGTCAGGCAGGAAGTGCGGAGCCGCTGTGTAGATTGTTTTGTATGCGTCGCGTCTACGCAGATCGCCGTCGTCATTGATAACGTTGAGAGCGTCGGTAACCTTACCGTTACGAATATCTGTATCGTGTCTATCTATCCCGCGATCTATAGGATCAATAGGGACGGTAATGGTTCGCTCTGCCATGACATACTACGCCTCAGTACTAGAAGGCTTAGCCCGTCCACGCTTTGCCTTTTTTTCTGTAATCTCTATTTTCTTTTCGATTTCTGCAAGCTGAGCTTCTTTTTCAGCTAAGCGTTTAGCAACAATGTCTTCCATTTCTGCGCCTGACTTGAGTACGTTATGATGCACATAATCTTGCCCCACCTCAAACAACCAAGAACACATATCAGAAGGCACGTCGCAGTAGTTAGTCCACTCTGTTTTGCTTTCGTCTTTTGCCCACATTTTTTTGATGCCAGAAAGCTTTACACCTGCACCAGTATCAATCGTTTCCTGAGTAATTGTCTTTCTGTCCCAAAAACAATCTGAAGGCTGAAACACATAGGTTTCCCCGTTGTAATCAACAGAGACAGGAAAACCTTCTCCGGTTGTTTCTGCGCTAACATTGTAAACTCTAATTATATTCATCAGTATCGTCTCCTTGTAGGTACAAGCCTAAAGCCGCCCGATTGCCTATGGGATTTCCATAGTTCAATCATTTCTCTTAGGTTACTTTCTTGCTGTACCGTCCATTCCCCTTCTATTGAACGCAACGCTTTTGCTGCGTGTAACTGCACAAGTCTGCTCCATGTTGGCTGTAGTGGCATTTGATCGCTGCCTACAGTTGGAGTAAGTGCTTCCGATAAATACCATACACGGATATTGACACCTGTGTTTTGATCTGCGCTTCGAATACCTATTTGTCTGTTTGTGCCGCTAGAGGCTAACGAGTAAATCTTTATAGGCGTAGTCCAATACTCAGCTTTGATAACCTCAAGCACACTAATTGGTACGTACTCAATAAGTTGAGGATTATTAGGGTCGCTAATCAGCTCTACTTTTATAATTGATGCACTACCTATTGTGCTGCCTAGATTTTGCCAAAGCCCGCTGTAGGCTATATCTTCATACTGTAAAAGCTCTCCAGGATCGCGGTTGCTTTTTTCCCTCATCAGGTAACGCACTGAGTCAAAGATAGCTCTATCTACCTCAGTGTCTGTCCAGCGATATGATGCCGCATCGGAGTCATTGATCTCTAATCGAACACGACTCCTTACATTTAAAAGCTGTTCTGCGTTTGATCTTTCGAGGCCAGCCATTACAGACCTATTGCTTTTCTAGCTAGAGCAAAGAGCTCGTCTTTTTCTTTTTGTTTTTCTCTGGCTTTGAAATCGGCAACAGCCTCTCGCCTACGAGCTTCTCCGTCATTTAGGTATTTAGTAAGCTCTTCTGCTTTATGCTTAGCGTACATGCGTGAGTTCTTTTTGAAGCGTACTTTATAAGTCTTGCCGTCTTCAGTAGTTCGCGTTTCTGTGTGCCACTCTGCTTCTTGCTTAGCTCGAATATCAGAGTTGTCTCTATTCGGAGCAATGATCTGGAGCTTGCCGCCGTTAGCCGCTGCGTTAATTTTCAGGTAATTGTAATCAAGCAGATCCCACTCTCTGTCTTGCAAGACTCTTTCTTTTTCTCGTTCTTGTTCGTTCTCAGGTTTTTCTAAACGTTCTACTACGTGATCAACGCCAAGCCTGCCAACGTCTGCATCCTTGCGTAAAGTCTTGAAATCCTGCGCTGTAGGTAGCCTGTACTCTCCAAGCTTGCCTCGCATGTTTTCATATCGGCCATCAGAGTTATCGAGGTCAGGGGGTAGATGCCCATCTTTGCCTTCTGTCATAAAGACAGAGAAACAAGCATAGGCACCTTCCCCTGCTCCCTTTACCTTTTCAAACGCTGCCCAACGCTTAAACCAAGGATGAAGTCTAAGCTTGAAGTCTGGTTCTCCACCGATAAGTTCTTCAAAAGCTGACTGTACGTGGTCGGGAGCTTTTTGAGACGAGCTAATACTATCGGGATCAAACATCCCGAATATCTCATTCCATAGATATCTCTTTTTGCTTGGCTTCATACCCGTCCCTCGACGAGTTGAATCCATTTGATCAGCTAAATCCTGATCACTCAAAAGAGGTATGCTTTCCTCAAATTGCTCCCTAAACGTAGTCATATCTTATGCAGTTGTTAGTGCTGATACGTTGAAGTTGATGTCTTCAAGAGTACCGTTTGTCCATGATGAAGTGCAGAAGAAGTTACCGCGTTCCGCCATAATAACTTCGTGCGCATCTTTATCAGCAACGTAACGCTCTGGAGCTTTATCAATGCTTGAAAGCGTACGATTAGACAAGTAGCCCATTGTTCCTTTGCGAAGAATGTAAACCATTCCTGGAGGACAGTCACGGTCTGTATCGTAAGTCATGTTCTTATCGCCAGCAACAAGAGCAAGTTTACCGTAACCTGACTCAGTTTGAACTGGAGCAAAACGACGAGCTTGGCTTCCGCTGCCGCCGTATTCGTTACCCATTCCAAGATGCTGTACAATCTCACGACGCACTGCGCTGTTTAGATATAGTGTATCAGGATGATCACCTGACCCTTCTTCAACAATATTGTCGATAGCAAGAATCAAAAGGAGATCATTAAAGTTACGAGCAGTACCGCCATTAGTGTTTCGATTTCCATCGAGCGTCGGTCGTGAAGCACCTCGGGCAATGCCGTATACAGAATTGTAAATATTCGTATCAAGCATAAGGTTGTCTAGACCATTGTAACCCGCATAAAAACTAGCGTCTGTTGCAGTAGTAATACCTGAAAGATCATCACGGCGAGAAGCATGAGGAACCAAAAAGTTAGTAGCAAGAGGTGCTGTACTATAAGCGGCACCCTGATTGGTTAGCGTTACGTTGTTACCACTAACCGAGGTAGCCTTAAGCTTTACAGTTGAACCACTGTTCGTGCTGCCTGCGTCAACAGGGCTGCCAGCTGTTGAAGTAACAACATCAACGAGCATTCCCTTGCGAATGTAATGAGCACCGAGCTTGTAGTAATCAATAGCTAAGGATGTTTTTGAGTTACGTCCTTCCATTACTAGGTCGTAAGGACCGCTACCCGTAACAGAAGAAATCTTGCCTAAAATTTGCCGTGGGCCAAAAATAGCATTGCGGCATTTGTTGACCGCGTATTGCTGACGAGCAAGTCGAAGCTCGTTAGCGCGTGGCCCAGCAAACACTGCTTTATCCCCGGTTCGTGCTGCGTCTTCTACTTCACCAGTCCAACGGAGTCGCACGTACATAGAACGTGAAATAAGTTCTGGTTGAAACGAGCTGCTTGTAGAAGGATCTGTTAGCGTAGAGCCTTCAAAGTGAGCTACACCCGCAGACTGAGGCATAGAATCAATGACTGCATGAAGTTGACGGCGACCGCCCATGCGTCCGCGAACCTGACCCAAGCCTGTGAGTGCTAGGCATTTCGCGCTTTTATTGACATGATCCTCCCACAGGGGACCATATTCATCTTTCATAAGACCGTCGAACGCCTCTCTCGAGGTTCCGGCGATTCCAGTTACTTCTGAAACTGTCATTTCAGTTCTCCTTATCTAGGCACAAACCCGTACTTCTCAATGAGTCTATCGGCTTCAGCCATAGTAATTTGTGTTTTACGATGACTCTTAGCTCCCCGTCCTGGGCCAAGATTGTTGATTTTATCTAACCGCTTTTGGCGATCAGAAACTTTATTGGTTACCTGCTGCGTACTTTGCTTAGCCGCAAGTCTAATAAACTTCATTGACTCAGTCACAGCACGATCAGGCGTCATTCCCGTTTCAACAAGCAAGTTTGCTTGATGTCTAGCCGCATCCAACATTTCTGCTGATACCCCTTTGTATTGTGATGCTGCTTCGTTAAACGTGGATTGAAGTGTCTGCTGGTTACGTTGCTTGGTGTTGTTGAGCTCTTGTTGGTAATAGCGTTGCTCCATCATTTGCAGACGTTGATTATATTCATAGCTCTGTCTTTGCATGTCCAGCCGTTGATGAATGAGCTGTCTATGAATTGGGTCTTCTGCGTCGAGTCCTGACTTATTGCACATCTCAGTAATAAACTCGTCAGACTGATAGTAAGCTTCTTCTTCGCGTTGTTGCTCCAGCTGTGCCGCTCTTTCCTCTTCTTGTTTGAGCTGTTGTTGCAAAGTCAGATACTCTGCCATCTGTTTTTGACTATTGGCCAAAGCTTGCAGGTAATCAGGTGTCGAATCAGCTTTAGGAATGCCAAGCTGTGTATCTGCTGCTGCCTGTTCTGGTTCTGGTTCTGGTCCTTCCTCAGGCTCTTCAGGAGTTACCATGCTGCCTTTTTCGTCAAAGTAGATCGGATCTTCTTTCGCAACTACTTCAGGTCGAATTTCATCAAGACCAGTGTCTTGTAGTTGCATCGGGACATTTTCAGGTTCTTCCGACATATCTATAGGGGTTGCATTGAGTTCAGGAGAGTCCGGGACTTCCTCAAATTGTGCTCCAGCGTTTGACATGCAACGACACTAACACAAGGAATTTATTTTTTTCAAATACTACTGTGTATAACCCGACGGTTGCATTTGCGGCATGGCTGCCATGTTTGCCATTTCTTCGGTTTCTGGGATCTCGTTGAGTCCTGCACCTCCGTCTCTAGGAGAGGCTAACCCTGGGTCAGCGGGTGGAGGTGCGCCGCCGTCTGCGCCTTGAGATTGATTGAGTAAAAGACTCTGCTCTTGGCTAAATGCTTGTAATTGTTGGCTTCTATAGTTTTCATGTTCTGCAACATGATTGTCTAACATCTGCCGGATTTGCGCCGGTAGGTTTCTAAACTCATGGCTAATCCTGAACTTGTTGTGTTCGTCGATATGGATATCATGATTATCTTCTTGGGCTACTCGGATGCCGGAGAAAGGATCGACCTTGAACTGCGCATTTTCTGACTGAGCAACAGATCTGTGCTGCTCGTCCACATCGTTAGTAGATCTGCCTTGGTAGTCCCAGCCAACAATTCTTCGGAAACGTTCTGCGTCTGGAGAGTCTGACAGTCCGCCAACCTGCATGGCTTCGAGTGCTTCACTGTACCGCATAGCTCGAGAGTTTGGCGCACCGCTGTATGGTTCGATGACGAGCTCGTGGTCAAAATCAAACTCTTCTGATCGGAAGATCTTTGTATGCCACTCATTGTTAGGTCCAAGCATTTGAATCATTCGACCGTCTGTGTATCGTTCTTTTGCAATCAACAAACAGTGCTTCATGATCTTTGTAACCGCCTCCTTGAATATCTGCACATCCGGAGCATGAACACCGCGCTCAAACTCAGCCAGATAAGCGAGGGCTCGACCTGAGCTTACGTTTTGCGGAACATCACCGCGACTCACGTCTGAGTACGTAGAAATGTCTTTCATGACAGTGATTAGGTTGTCTTGATATCTAAACGTAGATGGGTCGATTGGCGGGTGGTCAATGTACTTAGGCTGGAATCCGTAGTTATACGTAACGATTGAGCCAGGAATATCTGCAAGCTCGTCCATCTTTAGCTCTGCACCACGAGGCTCGAGCAGCCAAGGATTGACTACTCGATCTAACATTTCTCGCTGTTTAGACGCAGCGCGGTTGATACTACGCTGTGGGCCAATCAAGTCTTTGACGATGCCATCCGAATACAAAGAGCTTTCTACAAGGTTCTGACCTTTCAATAGAATATACGGAAACTGGAAGTCCGGCAAGCGATCAA